TGTTCGCAATATGAATCAGGGTTCACTCCAATTTCTCCAAGTTTTCCAACTCGCCAGTACGAAACTGCTGCATAATCAAGCAACTTAACAACCATGTCCTGTGCACTCATGACAATTTCGCCAGTGTCCATATCAACCGACATTTCTGATAGGCGTTCAGCAACACGGGTCGCCAACTCTGGGTGACGCCACTTCTTTCTGTCTGCTGCTGTTTTCTTCTCAATCGTGATTCCGCTTGCGGTCTCAATCATTCCGCTGGAACCCATGAGATTGCCAACGCCGTGGGCAAATGAATCGTAGATAACAGACAGTTCGCGTTTTGCGAAATTCAGTTTTGCAAGACCCTCTGCCGCCTCATCAATATCTGGTTTTGAATCAATGTAGTTAGTGAGTTCTTTGTTCAATTCAGTCAATGCTGAAGCAAAATCCTCTAGTGATTTGATAGCCATATGTGTCCTCGCTTAAGGTATTAGTAATAGTTACCTAGACGACGATACTGACTCTTTTCCTCTGTGGCAACCCGAGTCCTGTTAAATGTGTAAATGCCCCAACAGCGGAGTCAACTTGGTCGTCGTGATTGGCAGATTCTGGAAATGAAGAAAGTTCGTCCATCCAGTCGCTCAGCCATGCTCCACGCACGACCCTGACATTCCCGTTAGCAACGGCTGCCGCAAAAGGTCTAGCCCTAGTCACCTTGTCGCCAGTGGAGCGAATTGCCCCAAAGTCGTAACCTGGGACTACATATCTGGCATATTGGTCCATAAGAGCCTTGCCAGACGAACCTGGCTCTTGCTCCATTCTGATTGGGACCAATTTCCCATCCTCGTAAGCCGTTTGAGCGATGAACTGCTCAACTTTCTCGTTCTTGACTCGCGCTTTTTTGACATCAAGGATGTATGCAATTCCCTGGTCAAACATCATCAAGGTTCCAACCGTCCAGTCTGGGTCAGGCGTGGCGGAATTCGGCTCTGTCGCTGCAAGGTCCCAAAACCTCACCACTCTTGCCGAAGATGTGATTGGCGGTATTTCCTCATTGTCAATAATAACTATTGATGTTCTCTCAAACATGCTTCCGAGAGTCGTTGACCACCAGTCGCCCTCTTCAAGACGGCGTCGTTCAACGGGGTCAAGGGCTGATAGGGCTTGGCGGTACGAAACAGCGTCAATTCCTGGGTTGTCCGTAAGTCGCGAAGGAACGAAGATTCGCCCTTTTTCCTGACCCTCAACGATAAACCTTTGACGAACCCAGTTCGGAGCGGGGTTGGATGCGCACCTCATGCGTAGTGGGACCTCGGACAATGGGCCACTGTTCGGACGGCGGAGACGGGAGAACATGTACCTGTAGTCGTTTTCTCGGATTTCCGTAACCTCATCCATTCCGATGAATTGAAACTCAGAACCCTTGTAACGGAGATAGTCGCCAGTGTTGTTTAGGTAGCCGAATGAGATTCTCGCCCCAGATGGGAATGTCGCAACGAAACTGTTGTTATTCCAGTGAATGTCGTCGTGTGGAGCCATCCATGATTTAAAACGGTCCATTAGCGCTCCAGGCAGCGACAAGTCGGCGAATGTGCGACGAAAAAGAATCGCAGAATAATTGGGCACATCTACATACTGAAGCGCTGACATAAGAAGGGCTGAAGACTTTCCACCGCCAGCGGCACCACCAAATAATGCCTCAAGTGAGTAGGTTCTTAGGAAAACTCGTTGATTTATTGACGGAGCCTCTGGCACATAGAGGGGCTCCTTCGGTTGCAAATACTCTAAAACTTTCGCCCAATTAGTCACATTCGTCTCCAACAAGTTCTATCGTATGTCACAATTGTGCGCTAGGTTGTACACGATGAAAAAAATATTCAAGGCAATTGGCTCAAAGTTCACTAGACCAACCTTCGCGAATTTACTGATGGCATCATTTATACTATTTACAGCGATTGGAGGATTTCTCATAGCACCACCAATCGGATTCCTGGTAGCAGGTTTGACATGCGGCATATTCGGATACATATTGGGCGCTGAGTAAGAATTATGGCGTGGAATTCATCAACATCTAATAAAGGCGCGTCCGCGTCCAGTGGCAAGGCGCTTGGTCCTGGCGCGCCTGTAGCAATGAACCCTGGACTTGCCGGCAAGGCCTACCACGATATGTGGGATATTGAGCGCGCATACCGCGAAGGCATGCAGAAAGTCACCTGGGTTTCAAGGTGCATTGACGCCATTGCTGGAAACCAAGCACGACTTCCAATCATTTTGCGCAAGGATAACTCAAGGGACGGTGAAATCCTTACTGGTCGTCGCGCTCTTCGCTCTCCATTACTGGAGATTCTGAACACAAAATCAAACATCGGCGAAAACTCTTTCATTTTCCGATACAGACTTTCTTCACAATTGATGCTTAGCACCCGTGGTGCATTTATTGAAAAGGTGCGAGGCCGTGACGGAAGAATCATTGGTCTTAATCTGCTGCCACCACAGCACACATCTCCGATTCCCGACCCTCGCCGATTTGTTTCTGGATACGAAGTAACAATGCCTCAAGGCGACAAGATAATCCTCAAGCCAGAGGATGTGTGTTGGATTCGCCGACCACACCCTCTTGACCCATATTTGTCACTCACCCCAATGGAATCCGCTGGCGTAGCGATTGAGATTGAGAACTTGGCAAAAGTTTATAACAGGAACTACCTCTTGAATGATGGTCGTCCTGGCGGAATACTTGTCGTTAAGGGCGAAATTGACGACGATGATAAAGATGAGTTGCGCAATAGATTCAGGGGCAACTTAACTAGAGTTGGCTCTACGACAGTTATTTCTGCGGATGATGGCGTTGATTATGTTGATACATCTGCAAACCCACGAGACGCCGCTTATGTCCAGATGCGACAAATTCAAAAAGAAGAAATTCTTGCAGCGTTTGGTGTTCCAGAATCGGTAATTGGAAATGCGTCTGGCAGAACTTTCAGCAATGCCGCAGAAGAACATCGCGTTTTCTGGAATGAAACGATGCTTCCACACCTTGACCTGCTGGGTCGTGCTTTGGATGAATTGGACGAAGTTAACTATGTTGACTTTGATACATCAAATGTTCCAATTCTGATTCTCTACAAACAGGAACGCTCGCGTTATCATCTTGATGAATTTAATGCTGGTCTGTTGAGTGCAAATGAGTATCGTGCCTCAACTGGTATCAAAACAGTGAAGAGTGACTTGGCAGATTCTCTCTTAATGAATCCGAACCTAACGCCGATTGCAAATACCGAAAAAGAAATGGAACAGGCCGCGCAAGGCGCGATGCCAGGAATGCCACCAGGCGCTCCAGGAATGCCTGGGATGCCAGGAATGCCAGGTATGCCACCAGAAGGCGCAGGGGCTCCAGGCGTTGAGGTTGGACCAGACGGAAGCATGGCGAGTCCTCTTGACCCAAATACCATGGCTGGTTCTCTCGCGGCGGCACAGGGCGCGCCAGGAGGCGCAGCACCAGAGACGGGGATGGCACCGCCACCAGGGGCAGTCGCGTCCGCTGAACCATTCGGAGAAATTGAAACAAAACAGGAGAATCTTGAACTTGAGCGCTGGAAGGAAATCCTTGGACGGAGTTTTGAGCGCGTAATTGAGCGTCAACAGAGAGTGACCATGGAAAAAGTCAACGGGATGAAGTCAAAGAAAGCGCTTGCCGCTGGAACTTTGGATATTGAGTCAATCTTCTCCGTTGAAACCTGGAACAAACAAATGGAAGAAGATATTCGCCCAGTGCTCGCGACAATCATTCAGGACTCACAGGAAACTTCAAAGAAGTCGTTAAACAAGGTGGATGTGCTGTCTCAGATTGATTCACACATAGCGAAGTTCAAGCAGGTGAATACCGATACCCACGAGCAACTTGTTTCTTCATACATGGCGTCACTCCCAGTTCCTAACGAGGACAATAGAAGCACTGTCTTTAGGGCTTCCTGCGTAGGCATATTTACGAATCTTCTTGCAAAAACTAGGTACGAGTTGTCTGAGACAGAAGCCAGGCGAGCATGGGGATTCGCAAGTTAATTTCAGTAATTGATTTAGTTTACTGAAACTATAAAAAATACTTGCGTCAATTTGTGTTGTCTGTCGTTTATTATCGTTAGTACGCAAGGACGGCATCATGTATAACGAAATTCAATTCAAAGCAAACTCTGGTCAGGTAAACATTGACCAGGCCGAGGGCATTGTTGAATGCTTCGTTGCTGGAATTGGGAACAAGGACTCCGTAGGCGACATTGTTCTGTCAGGTGCATTTTCAAAGAGCCTCATGCGTCGCAAACCGCGTGTCGTTTGGGGCCACAACTGGAACGACCCAATCGGGAAAGTTCTGGAAATTTACGAAGTCCCACCTAGCGACCCGCGCCTTCCAGCAAAAATGAAGATGGCTGGGATTGGTGGATTGTTTGCAAAAGTTCAATTCAATCTCAACTCGGACAAGGGGCGAGAGGCTTTTGCCAATGTTGCGTTCTTTGGGGTTGAGCAGGAGTGGTCAATCGGATACAAGACGCTTGATGCAATTTTTGACAACACCCGTCAAGCAAACTTATTGCGAGAAGTTGAACTTTACGAAGTTTCCCCAGTTCTTCATGGGGCCAATCAACTTACTGGAACAATCTCCGTTAAGAGTGATGAAGAGAAGATGCACATGATGGGTGGCATGGGGATGCCTAACACAATTGTTATTGCACGACCGCAGGAAGAAGGCCCACAAGAGCCTCGCGACCCATTCGCAATGGGTATCGCTCAGCCGCTATCTGACGACCGTCGCGCAGGACTACAGCAAGAACTGGTCAGCCGAACTGGCGGACCGATTCATGTTCTTAAAGCAACAGAGTCATCTGTCGTTTTCATGAAGCCAGGTCGCGGACTATTTAGGCTCAGTTACTACTTTGACGGCGAGCAATTCATGTTTGGCAAACCAGAGCCAATGGGTCAGAAGCCTGTTGCCGTGGTCCCAAGTGTTGGGCCGAAGCCAAATCTGTCTGGCCCGACATCAATTCCAGGAGTTAGTGGAAAGCCAAATATCCCATCTCCAGCAATGCAGTATGCGTCTCCGCCTCCAACAGGAGATGCAAGTTTGGTATTCGGAGAAGTAAGGCCAAAAGGCACTGAAAAATCGCTTGAAGACGAAATTGACATGCTGCTTGAAAAGATTGACAACGACGAAAAAATGTCAATCAAGTCTGATGCAATTGAAAAACTCAACTCAGTAGTACGAACTCTTCAAGAAATTATTGGAGTTGAGACAACTGAAAAATCTGAACTCCTGATTGAATGCGCCCCAGAACACGCTTTTGAGACAAAGCAACTCCTTGACCCAGTTTTTGAATATCATCAAGTTGAAACGCTTGTTACGGAAAACGGAATCTTAATT